AAATGAAAAGGCAGCAAAAATGTCAAAGGATGAAATTGCTGCCTCAGTAAGAAGAAAAAGAGAAAAAGATCCAGTAGCAAACAGAAAAGGAAAAGGAGGTAAACCAATCATGTCTTCCAATAAAATCGATGAGGGGTTGCTAAGTAGAGCAGTCGATAGACTTAAAGGAAGAAAGGAGATTGGTCGCACTGCCTCCGGAGGAAAGGTTTATGTTTCTACGGGATCAAAACCTTCAAATGTTAAATATGCTGGAAAGACTCAGGACGAAATTAGATCTGAAAGAAAACAGAAAGAAGTAGACTCAAGAAGAAAAGAACAAGTCAAAAAAGGAACATATGATGATCCTTGGTTAAAGAGTTCTCCTGCAGCAGAAAGAAGACTCCATTACCAACAACTTCGCGGAGAGTCAGTAAGCGAAAGAAGATTCTGCACGAAGTGCAAAAAAATGGAGACTCGTGGTGAGTGTTCATATGGTCCAGAAATGTGGGATAAAATGACAATTGCTAATGTCAAGGAGGCAGTCAAAAATAAAGATCACGAATACTCAATGGCAAGATCCGAGTTATCAACAATAGAAAAAGCAGTAAAACGTCTTAAGAAAAAAGTTGGACAAGGTGAAGGTGGTATAGAAGCTTGGGTACAATCAAAAATTACTAAGGCAGCAGATTATCTAGATTCTGCGGCAGATTATGTTGATAGTGGAGAGCATAACGTAGACGAATCCATTACAATTGAAGATCTCAATGGAAATACTTTTGCAGAAATAGTTGATGTCATTGGTCCAAACGAAATGGAACCAATTGTCGATGAAGACTGTTGGAAAGGATATCGACAAGTTGGTATGAAAAAGAAAGGAAAGAAGATTGTTCCCAATTGCGTTCCAGAAGAACTAGATCTTGAAGAAGAGAATAAACCAACAAATCCAGCTCTATGGTCGAAAGCAAAATCATTGGCAAAACAAAAGTTTGACGTATACCCAAGTGCATACGCAAATGGTTGGGCTTCTAAGTGGTATAAATCAAAAGGCGGTGGTTGGAAATCTGTAAGTGAAGAAGTCGAATTGGAAGAGGCAACTCGTTTACAAGCAGAAAACGGAAATATAATAGCAGTTATCCTTTCTTGGAGAGGAAAAACCTATTCTGCAAGAATGTTCTTTCCACAACCAAATTTACCAACTAAAAAAGACGTAACAGACGAAATTCAGAAGGTTTATCCAGGATCCCAAGTTTTACAATACAATGTTTCTTCGCTTTTATCAAATATGCCATTGATTCAGGTTGTAAATTCAAGATCAAAAAATTACCTTTTGAATAATAAAACTATTGGAGAAGGATTGGAAGAAGATTGGCAATCAGTAAATCGCAAAGATAAAACTGATGGTCTTAGTCAGAAAGCAGTAAATGCTTATCGTCGTGAGAATCCAGGATCAAAACTTCAGACTGCAGTAACTGAAAAGAATCCAAGTGGTAAGAGAGCAGATCGTCGTAAGTCTTTTTGCTCAAGAATGAGTGGGATGAAGAAAAGACTTACATCAGCAGAAACTGCAAGAGATCCAGACTCAAAAATCAACAAAGCCCTTCGTCGTTGGAACTGTAACTAAAATGAAATCATTCAAACAATTTCTAAACGAATCTGTAAATATTTCTGGAGATTTCAACGGAAATCTTTATATAAATTCTCAACAGGAACAACCACAACAAGTTGGAGAAAGTTATGTTGCAGATATAATGTGGCAGGGTAGTTTGTATAGGATGGAACTAGTAACCAAATCTGGACTACCAACAAAACAGGATTTGGGAGAACAACTTCAAAATGAGTATCCTGGAGCAATAGTTCATAACATTTACCCCGTAGAAGAAAAAAATTTCAATATTAAAAATGCTAAAAGATATCACCCTTCAAAATTAGAGTGGATTTAAATTTATGGCTCAGTTTAATAAAATTGAACAAGATTTCTTAAATCAGGAAAGAAGTCTTTTTGAAGTAAATATGATCGCCAATAAAAATGGCGAAGTAGTAACTAAAACAAATAGATTTCCAGTCGATGCGATAATTGACACTAACATATCAGTTGTTCCAGCAAACGCAGATGCTTTTGGAAGAACAAGAGTATCAAATCCACTTACACTTTTTGATAGTTCTCATAGGTATAGAGACAATAATCTTTGGAGTGGTTTAGTTGTAGGAACTGGTTCTACCGTTGGATTTGTAACTGCACAAGGTTTAATAAACATAAGTATTGGAACTACTGCTGGTTGTTCCGCAATTAGAGAAACCACAAAGGTATTCTCCTATCAACCAGGAAAATCATTACTAGTATTGAATACTTTGGTAATGAATGCCCCAAAAACAAATCTGCGACAAAGAGTTGGATACTTTGGTGCCGATAATGGAATGTATCTCCAAGTTTCTGGTATTGGAAGCACATCGGTAAGTTTTGTAGAAAGAAGTCTATCAACTGGAACAGAGACTGTAGTTCCACAAACGGAATGGAATATTGATAAGTTAGATGGCACTGGTATTTCTGGTCTTACATTAGATATCACCAAAGCACAAATTCATTGGATGGATATTGAGTGGTTAGGACTTGGAACTGTTAGAGTTGGTTTTGTAATAAACGGACAATTTATTCACTGCCACTCGTTCCATCACGCAAATATTATCCAATCAACTTATATCACAACTGCATCATTACCTTTGAGATATGAGATTGCAAATACTGGAATTACAACTAGTGTAAGTACACTCAAACAAGTTTGTTCTACTGTAATTTCAGAAGGTGGTTATGAACTTCGTGGATTGCAACAAGCAATAGGAACACCAGTCCAAACACCAGTTGATTTAACAACAGCAGGAACTTATTATACAGTTGCATCAATTCGTCTTAAAGCAACTCCAAATAGATTAGATGCAATTGTAATTCTAACTGCACTTTCTATTTTAGGCACTACAAATAATGCAACTTATAACTGGCAGGTAAGAGCAAGTGGAATATCTAATGGTGGAACTTGGAATGATGCTGGTAGTGATAGTGCTATTGAATATAAGATTGGTGGGGGAACTTATACTGGTGGAAGAATACTAGCATCTGGATATACATATGGTTCCAATCAAGGTTCAACATCAGTAGATATTCTTAAAGAGGCACTATTTAAGTTCCAGTTGGAAAGAGATGCACTAACTGGGACACCCTATGAACTTTCTATCGTATGTGCCTCTGATGCTAATGGTGCAGATATTCATGCTTCTATGGACTGGGAAGAAATTAGTAGGTAATTTTTATGAGTGACAACATTTATCTGGGTAATCCCAATTTAAAAAAAGCAAATACTGCAATTGAATTTACTCAAGAACAAATTATAGAATTTGTAAAGTGTAAGGACGATCCCGTTTATTTTGCTAACAATTATGTAAAGATTGTTTCTCTTGATGAGGGATTAGTTCAGTTTCATCCATATAAATTCCAAGAAAAATTAATTAATAATTTCCACAATCACCGATTTAATATATGTAAGATGCCTAGACAAACAGGCAAGTCTACTACTGTAGTGTCTTTCCTGCTCCACTATGCGGTGTTTAACGACAATGTTAACATAGGTATCCTAGCAAACAAAGCAGCGACAGCCAGGGAGCTCCTAGATAGGTTACAGACCGCATATGAGAACCTCCCCAAGTGGATGCAACAAGGAATCATATCTTGGAATAAAGGATCTTTAGAATTAGAGAATGGATCCAAAATTCTTGCTGCTTCTACGTCAGCATCTGCTGTCCGAGGAATGTCATTCAACATTATCTTCTTGGACGAATTTGCTTTCGTTCCAAATCACATTGCAGATGAATTTTTCAGCTCTGTATATCCAACCATATCTTCAGGTAAAAGTACAAAGGTAATTATCGTTTCTACCCCAAAGGGTATGAATCATTTTTATCGAATGTGGCATGACGCCGAAAGAGGTAAGAGTGAATTTGTATTTACAGATGTTCATTGGTCAGAAGTTCCAGGTAGAGATGAAGTTTGGAAACAACAAACAATAGATAATACTTCGGAACAACAATTCAAAGTTGAGTTTGAATGTGAATTTTTAGGTTCTGTAGATACATTAATTGCCCCAAGTAAATTAAGAAATTTAGTCTACGATCACCCACTAAAAAGAAATGCCGGTCTTGATGTGTACGAAGATGTTTTAGAAGAGCACGATTATGTGGTAACGGTTGACGTTGCTAGGGGAGTAAGTGAAGACTATTCTGCTTTTGTAGTTATCGACATAACACAATTTCCACACAAATTGGTTGCGAAGTATAGGAACAATGAGATAAAACCAATGCTATTTCCAAATATAATATATGAAGTAGCAAAGAATTATAATGGTGCTTATATTTTATGTGAAGTAAATGATGTCGGTGATCAGGTTGCTTCATTATTGCATTATGATTTGGAGTATCAAAATGTTCTTATGTGTTCAATGCGAGGAAGAGCAGGGCAAATAGTTGGTCAGGGATTTTCTGGAAAGAAAACCCAATTGGGCGTCAAAATGTCCAAAACAGTTAAAAAAATTGGATCTCTTAATTTAAAAACTTTAATTGAAGAAGATAAAGTAATATTCAATGATTATGAGATTATTTCCGAATTGACAACGTTTGTACAAAAACACAATTCTTTCGAAGCAGAAGAAGGTTGCAATGACGACTTGGCAATGTGTTTGGTCATATATGCATGGTTAGTTGCTCAAGATTACTTTAAAGAGCTCACAGATCAAGATGTTAGAAAGAGAATATATGAAGAACAAAAAAATCAAATAGAGCAAGATATGGCACCGTTTGGATTTATATCTGACGGAACAGATTCTGCCAGTTTTGTGGATAGTGACGGAGATAGGTGGTTTACTGATGAATATGGGGATATGTCTTATATGTGGGAGTATGTTTAGTGGCGTTGGACGAACAATTTAAGTTTGGTCATTTACTTCTTTATGATAGAAAGTGTAGAGTATGTGGTGAAATGAAAAATTTAATTGATAGTTTCTACCAAACTAGAAAGGATAGAGGTGCGGTTGCCTCTTCATTTTCATATGAATGTAAAGACTGTACTAAAAAAAGAATTATTATAAGTAGAATGACCTCTAGAGTTTTCGATAAATGGGAATATCCTGACTGGTAATCCAGTTCACGCCTAATTTCCCCTGTGAAAAGTAAGTTTTTAATAAATATTTTTTAGATAAACTGAGATTTTACGGAGAAAAACATGGCGACTCCTCAATTATCTCCAGGCGTACTCGTCAGGGAAGTTGATTTAACTGTAGGAAGAGCTGATAATGTTTTAGATAACATTGGAGCAATCGCTGGACCATTCCCTATTGGACCTGTTGATTTTCCAATTGATATTGCAACGGAGCAGGATTTAATCAATACATTTGGAAAACCACTATCAACAGACTCCCAATATGAGTATTGGATGAGTGCTTCTTCTTTCCTTTCATATGGAGGAGTTCTCAAAGTAGTTAGAACTAGTGGAAGCACTCTGAACAATGCAAACGCTGGCGTAGGAATTGCTTCAACGAGTTCACTCAAAATTGACAACTACGACGATTATACCAACAATCATTCTGACGGAAACAACTTTACGTTTGCCGCAAAGAATCCTGGTTCTTGGGCAAATAGTCTAAAGGTTTGTTTTGTTGACGCATTTGCAGACCAAATTCTTGGAATAACAACCGCAGATCCAGGAAACATTGGAATATCTATCGGAATAGGACTCACGGTAGCAGTATCCAATCAGGTTCTACCTGGAGCAGGAAGCACTTCTACTTTTACCGGTTATGTAAAAGGTATTGTTACAGGAATTCGCACTGCTACAACTAACACCTCATCAGAACTAGACGTTAAGATTGTTTCTAGAGTTTCTACTGCTGGAGTTACTAGCGGAACAGAATATAAAATTGACTACGCTGAAGGTTCTAGATTAAATGCTTTTGCAGGTTTCGACGTTCTAAACATTATTAATAGTTCTGGAACTAAAGTATCTGACGTTAATATTGGTACTGCGGTAGATTGGTACGATCAACAAACTCTTGGTCTAACAAATTCAACAATTTATTGGAAATCAATCGCACCAAGACCAACTTCCAACAGATATTCTTTAGAAAGAAACGGAAAGAATGACGCTTTAAACATTGCAATCGTTGACGATCTTGGAACTATTACAGGAAACCAAGGAACAATTATAGAAAAGCATGTTGGCCTTTCCAAGGCATTGGATTCAGTCTCTGCGGTAAATTCCCCACAGAAGGTATGGTATGAGCAATACCTTGCAGACTTCTCTTCTCAAATTTACGCGGGAAGTAATCCTTCTTCTGCAGTAGATTCGTATTGGGGAACAATACCCGCAC